CGTGGTCGCAAAGTAGTTAAGGTACATACACTTCGTGATCTTGACGGAAATATTATTGAACCAAACAAGTATTATTTATCAGACCATTCAACAATTCTTGGCGTTCCAGGAGCTGGCTGGTCCCCTTCTCAAGTAGAAGTTACCTATACATACGGAACTCCACCTCCTACAGCAGGTCGTGCAGCAGCTCGTGTTCTTGCTACTGAGCTTGTAAAACTCTATGAAGATGACGATACCTGTGCTCTCCCACAAAGAGTTACATCTATTTCTCGTCAAGGAGTTTCTTATACAGTTCTTGATAATCAAGATTTTATTGATGAACTTAAAACTGGAATTTATGCTATTGATCTTTTCTTAAAAACAGTTAACCCTGACAAAGCCCGTGCTCGTGCTCGTGTATTTAGCCCAGATCAGCCTCGTGCTCGTCGTATTACTGGAGCATCACCGCTTTACCCACTTAGCGCCTTCGATCTTTATGTAACTGCAGATGGAACATCTAATCTTTATTATTTCTCAGAAATTAATGCAGACTTTTTGGATTCAGACAACAACTGGACAATTCAAATTGATTTTTCTGACATTAATAACAACACAACTACAACTATTGCAAACGCTGCTTCTATTGATAGGGGAGAAAATACAATAAGAGTAAGCGCAACTTACCAGCAAGCACTAACTTCACTAGGCCCTCGTGACCCAGGAATTATGGACATGTATGCAGTCCGTCCAAGCCTTGCCAATCCAGAAGTCAACGAGATTGTTCCTTTAGTTTCTAGTAATATTATTATGCAGCTCGGCGAACGAACGATTCCAATCTATACTGTATAACTAGAAATACTAAAAGACAAGAGGACATATGGGCTTAGATGTAAACACCGCAACAGTATCTGCAGACGCTAAAAATTTAGCTAATTTAATGCAAAATGTTTTAGATGCAGTTATTACTACATATACTTCATACACGATGCCTTTACCAGGGCGTCGTTATTACACTTTAGGTTCTCCAGCCATTGACTGTGAGCAAGTAACTGTTTCTATGTTGCAAATGTATATTGGAACACCAGGAGATGAGGCAACCTCTCCTCGTAGGTGTAATGATCCACGCTCAGTAACTCTTTTAGTTCAAGTTTCTCGTGAAGTTCCTTCTGTAGGACAAAACGGAAGAGCTCCATCAGGGGACTCAATTCAAGATGGTGCTGAAATATCTGCATACGATGCATGGATTCTGTTGGATAGCGCAAGAACTTTGGATCAATGGGATCCAGCAAATTTTGGTCTTGGTGTTATTGCAACAGTAGAAGCTAGCTCTCCAGAGGGCGGGTTTCAAACTGTAACTATGACTATAACTATGGCGGTTCCATAATGCCAAATGTTATTTTTTATCCAAGTGCTTTAGATAGATTACTTAACTCACGATCAGGTGCTGTAGGTGTATATCTAAGAGGCAAAGGCGATGAAATTCTAACTTCTGCTCGTGCAAGAGTTGGAGTAAGAACTGGTGCACTTAGAGCATCTTTACATATGAGACATATGAGAGATCCTCGAGGGCAACAACTTTGGATAGGTTCTGAGTTAAATTACGCTCTGGCCCATCACGAAGGAACAAAACCTCATGTAATAAGACCTAAAAGCGGAAAAATGCTTAGGTTTGTTTCAAGAGGACAAGTGGTTTATGCCCATGTGGTAAACCATCCAGGAACACAAGCAAATAAATATTTAGCTGACGCTCTTAGAGACAAGCTATAATATTGAGTAACAATAAACTATTAAAATAGTTTATAAACGACAGAAAAGGAATAATAGATGACAACACGATTTAAGGATTTTGGAACTGGCGGTGAAGTTAATTCAACACCATTGTCTTTCAAACTTCATGGCGAAGAGTTTCATTGCCATAAAAATCTTCAAGGTAAAGCCTTACTAGATATGGCTACTAGTGCAGGTAAAGGAGACACCAACGATGTTTCCTATACAGTTACCAATTTTTTCTCTAAAGCTTTAGTTCAAGAAAGCTATGAAAGATTTCTTAAACTATTAGATGACCCAGAAAAGATCGTGACCATCGAGTCACTCGGTGAAATAACTGCTTGGCTAGTGGAAGAGTACTCAGGCCGCCCTACGCAGGGGCCAGAGCAATCTCTGAGTGGGCAGTAGAACTCTGGCCTTATGTTAATGGAAAAGCCCTAGTGAACGGAATCAATTTGTCTCAGATGGAAATGTCAGACATGTTAGATGTCATGCATTTTTTTATGGAAGAGGACTTTTCTCAGTCATCAACTGCTGAACAAAGTGAAGCCAAAGATAAAGCTAGAGAATTAATTTACTCTTCTCTTTACAATAGAACATACACTTTGGGCAAAAAACGTAGTAACTATCAGACTGCAAATTCTAGTGGAGAATTTTATGAAGATAGTTCAGTAGATCCTTTAAAGGAACCTACGAAGTCTTTTATACCCGCAACAGACTTCAACCCTAACTCACCAAAACCTTTTGGTGATGTATTAGATGCCCCTTTAGGGCAATAACAGTAGACATTGGAGGTGATGGCACATGGCACTTGTAGGTGAAGCACATATATTAGTCAAAGCCATCACCACTGGTGTGCAAAAAGACATTGACGATGCTTTTAGCGGAGTAGATTCTACTGGAGATCGAGCTGGCGGTAGAGCAGGTAAAGCTTTTTCTAGAGGATTTAGAAACCAAACTGATGGAAGAATCATGTTTGGAAAATTTTACGATGCTAAAACATTGGCTGGTCTTCAAAAAACTAGACAAAGATTTTTAGATTTAAACGCTTCAGCATATTTACTATCAGTAGGTATTGTTGCAGTAACTGGTGTTTTAGGTTCTTTAATAGGTGGTTTAGGTGTTGTTGCAGCAGTAATTGCAGCTTCTGTAGCTCCAGCATTTTTAGGTTTAATCGGGCTAGCAACGACGCTTGTTGCCGTTATAGGCACGTTAAAAGCAGTTTTTAGTGGTGTAGGAGATGCATTACAAGCTCAGGGTAAAGCAGCTGAAGGTGCTGCAGAAAGAGAAAAAGCCTATGCACGAGCTACAAGAGATTTAGCAGATGCAAAATACAACTACAACGAAACTGTAAAAGAAACTGAAAGAAGAACAAAAGCTGCAGCGGATGCAATTGAAAATGCAGCAGATGCTGAAGTAGATGCAAGAAGGTCTGTAGAAGCTGCAGAACGTGATTACCAAGATTCAGTAGAAGCTACAGCAAACGCTCTTGAAGATGTCACAAAAGCTCGTGAAGAAGCAAAAGAAGCAATTCAGCAACTTCGTTTTGAACTTGAAGGCGGAGTTATTTCTGAAAAGAAAGCTCGCCTTGAGTTTGAAAAAGCTCGTGACTCTTTACAGCGTGTTCAAGATCTTCCACCTAACTCTCGTGCTCGTCGTGAAGCTGAGCTTGCATTTGCTGAAGCAGATCTCAATCTTCGTCGTGCTATTGATAAAAATGGAGACCTTCGCAAAGCAACAGCTAAAGCTAATAGAGAAGGAATTAGTGGAAATAAAAACGTATTAGCTGCTGAAAAAGATTTAGTAAAAGCTCGTCAGGCTCAAAGTGATGCTGAAGTAAATGCGTTTAAAGCAAGCAAAGATTTAACAAAAGCAACCAATGCATATGCTGAAGCAGTAAAGTACGCAGAAGAAAACGGCGAATTATTTAAACAAAATTTAAGAGATCTTGAGCTTGCACAGAGGGCAGTAGATGACGCACTACAAGCGCAGAAAGACTCTCTAAAGAGCAATGGAATAGATGAATATCAAAAAGCTATGGAGAAACTTTCTCCAGCTGCTCAGGACTTTGTTAAAGCTATGGAGCCTATTAAAACGGCTCTAAGCGATCTTAAAAAAGCTATGCAGGAAGAGTTCTTCCCAGGATTTACCGAAGCTGTAACTGGTCTCGCAAATACCTACATCCCCCTTTTAACTCCTTCTTTAAAAAGTTTGGCTGGAGAGCTTGGAGATGTTGCAGTACGGTTTAAGAATGCTTTTACTACTCCTGAAAAACAAGCAGAGATAAAAACAATATTTGAAAGCTTTACACCAATAACTAGAAATCTTGGAGATGCTTTTATTGCTTTATCATCTGCTTTTACTACTTTAACTGCAGCATTTTCTCCTTATGTTATTGAATTTTCAGCTTTTGTTAAGAAAAAAGCAGAAGCATTTGACCAAGCTGTTCAAGAGAAAAAAGACAGCGGCGAGTTAAATGATATTTTTGAAAAAGGAACAGGTGTATTAAGAGATCTTTCTGCAGCATTTGGAAACGCTTTTTCAGCTTTAACAAATTTTGTTGATGCAGCAACTGGACCGGGTAGTGGTGGTCAAATTTTCTTAGATTGGCTAAAAGAAACTACAGCCAAATGGGAAGCGTTTACTGCAGGAGGAGACGAGAACGCTCCTTTAGTTAAAACAATTGCTGATCTTGCTACAAATGCTACTAAAGTTTTAGATCTTTTTGGAGACGTACTTGTAATTGCGCTAAAGATAGCTGCAAGTGAAGGTTTTGGAAAATTCATAGATAAGCTTAGAGAAACCGCTCCTGTAATTGAAGAGATAGCTTTAAAAATTACAGAAGCTTTACCAGCTTTTGGTGATTTTATTAAATCTTTAGCAGATTTTGCTAATCTTATTGTTGACGCAGCTCCAATTCAGCTATTCTTCAATATCCTAAAGGGAGCTTTAGATACTCTTGTATTTGTTCTTAATAACCCTGTTGGTAAAGCTCTTCTTGCTTTTAGTGGACTTCTCCTCGCTGGTTCTGTTGGAGTTAACAAGGTAGCTGGAGCTGTTAGATTCTATAAAGACGCTCTTCTAGGAGCTGTTGCTAATATAAAATCTTTCTATACCTCAGTTACACAAAGTACGATTTTTGTTAAGGCAAAAGAAATTGCCATGAAACTGTTAAAGACAACTGCTAGTGCTCTTACAGGAGTTCTAAGAGTTTTAAATACAGTATTTATGCAAAGCCCTATAGGAAGAATTATTTTCCTTGTTGGACTTCTTGTCGCAGGGTTCGTTATACTTTATAAAAATAGTGAAAAAGTTAGAGAAATTGTTGACGCAGCATTTAAAAAGGTTAAAGAGGCAGTTGAAATGGCCTTTAATTGGATTAAAGAAAACTGGCCATTAATTCTTGCAATTTTAACTGGTCCAATTGGATTAGCTGTGTTAGCAATTGTGAAGAACTGGGATGAGATTGTTGCCTTTGTAAAAGGTGTCCCACAAAAAATTAAAGATGCTGTAGCTAAACTATGGACATCTGTAACAGATAATTTAAGTGAAGCTTATGAAAATACTAAAAAGAAATTTACTGAATTTGTAGATTACGTTAAAGGACTTCCTGCTCGTATTAGGTCTGCAGCATCAGGTTTGTTTGATGGAATAAAAGATGCATTTAAAAATGCTTTGAACTGGGTTATTGATAAATGGAATGACCTTCAATTTAATTTAAGATTCCCAGATAAAATATTTGGAATTCCTACAGGACCTCTTGCTGGTAAAGGTTTTACATTAGATACTCCTAATATTCCAAGATTTGCAATGGGTGGAGTCGTATATCCAAGATCTGGAGGAACTCTTGGTCTTATTGCTGAAGCTGGTAGACCAGAGCGTGTAGAGCCTCTCGATCCAGACGGACTATCAAAGCGTGATAAAGCTATGATCTCAATGTTAGCTGGCCCAGCTGGTGGAATTAATATTACAGTTAACCCATCTCCTGGCATGGATGAGCGTGAGCTTGCTTCTCTTGTTTCCCGTCAACTTGCTTTCCAACTTCGTAAAGGTGCTGCATAATGGCTGAAGTATTTAATCAAAGAGAAGAAAACAGCATTGTAGATCGTGCGTTAACGCCTCTTCCACAGCCTCACCTAACTGGAATGAAGCTCCAAGGCGATATTGCCTTAGGAGAATTTCTTTTTAACACTATTGATGAGTACGGCGTTGTTTGGGTGATTACAGATATTGAAGGCTGGTGGGTGCACCCAGAACCAGATATGCCAGACATTCCTCGTGGCTTCGGTGATGGTTCATACGACATTAAAGGTCGTTACCAAGCAAGAATTATGACTTTGTCTGGAAGCTTCTTAACTCCTAGCCCATCGCTAGTAGAAGCAGCTCGTGACCGTCTCATTGCAGCTACAAACCTTGTATACCGTGGTGCTTGGCTTAAGACAGGCATCGAGTCTGACAACAAGCGTTCTTCATTTGTAAGACTTAGTGGTGCTCCAAGTATTCAAACAACTACTGCACGAGGTCGCACAGACTTTTCAATTGGTCTAAAAGCTGCAGATCCAATCAAGTATGCGTGGAACGACTCTGATCCAGATGGATATGAAAGAGTTGAAATTCCAGCAACTAATAGAACTACTGGCGCTACAGGAATTGAAACTATTACTAACATCGGAAATGTTGATGTTCCAGTTAATTTTGAAATTTCTGGCCCAGTCACGGGACCTGCTCGAATCTACAACAGAACTACAGACAAGCTTCTTTATATTGTCTCGGGGCTTAGAGGTCGTTTGACTTCGTCTATTGTAAACAAAGAACTTAGTTTTGATGAAGAAACGCTTGAAGATATTGTTACCCTAACAACAACAACCGCTCACGGTTTGCTACAAGGGGATACGGTAGAAATCAGCGGTCTAGCCGAGGCAGACTTAAATGGCGATTTTATTATTACTGAAGTTCCAACAAGTACTACATTTAAATACAGTCTTTTCCCTTTAAATAGAGCTATTACAAAATCTGTTGTGGCAAAAAAATTAGTAAGCAATGTCGCCACTGTATTTACAAAAGAAGCTCACGGATTTTCTGTAGGAAACTCTGTATTCTTAAAAGATATTGATAGCGTCTTTAGCGGTAGCTACACTCTTACTGCTGTAACAGCTACATCTTTTAGCTTTGCAAAAGATAGAAGCACAGCTAGAACTGTAACTGGAGCTGTACTAGTTTCTAACATTGCAACTCTTACCACTAGTGAAGCTCATGGCTTTGTTGAAGGTGAAGATGTGACTATTGCTGGATTAGATCAAAACTACAACGGAACTTTTACAATTACATCTATCCCATCAACTACAACGTTTAGCTACTCTAAAACACGAACAGATGCTAGAGGCATTTCCTCAAGATCTATGACTAACGATGTTGCAACTATTACTATGAGCTCTACTCACGGTTTTCTTGCTAATGAAGTTGTTGCTGTATCTGGCATGGAAAGAACTGCTAATCAAATTGCTCTAGATTTTGAGAACCCATTTAATGGAACTTTTGTAATTAAATCTCTTCCAACTACCTCATCTTTTACCTACGATGTTCCTAGACTTTATTCTTCTACAATAACAACAACTTC